GACAGCGTGTGCATCGTCGTGCCGTCCGATGCCTTCTGGAAGAACTGGAACTCAAACTGCAGGTCGAACCTTTCGATACCGCCGAAGAGTTGCGCCGTGTTTGCCGAGGCAACGCGGTAGACGAGCAGCGGAAGCGCCACGTTCGCCGCGAGCTGGTCGAGCCCGATGCGGCCGCCGAGCGTCGTGTTGATCGTGGAAGCCGCCAGGCGGGTCGCTAGCGCGTCCAGAATGGCCTTCTGGCTCACTTGCCACCTCCTGCCGGCGACTGCGGCCCGAACCAACGGCGGAACGCCACGCCGAAGATGCGGCCGACCTGCTTGCGGAATACGTCCACGGTCGGACGAAGGTACGGGCGCGCGCGCATCCGACGCGTTCCATACTCGAGCATCGGCGCGTACGTCACGCGGCTGCCGTAGTTCAGGATCGTCTTCGTATCGGTCTGGTCGACGCGGGCATAGCCGTATTTCCATTGCCCGAGCTGGTCGGAGATGAACGATGCGCGCAGGCGATTCGTATTGACCGCCGGCGGGAAGCCTGACGCGCTGGCACGGTGGAATCCCGCCGCGCGCAGGTTGCGAGCGCCGCGCCCGCGTCCGCGCGACACGCGGTAGATGCGGCCCGTTCCTGGCTGCGAGAGCTTCGTGCGGACCAGACGGCCGAGCGCGATGAACGAGACGTTCATGGCCTCTAGGTTCGCAGAGTCGAACGTGGCCTTGATCGCCTTCGGGTCGATGTTGACCTTTGCTTTCGCCATCAGAGCGTCACCGTTGGCTCGACCTCGACGACATCGACGGCCGTCATGTTGAGATGCAGCGCCGCAAGGGTCCGTCCGATCTCGCCTGGATTGACCGCGCCCGTAACGCGCCATGCCGTCACGCTGCCCGATGTCCCGCTGTAGATTTCGTCCTCGATTCGGATATCCAGCGCGCCGTCGAAGTAGGCGGTTCCCGTCGTGCGGCTCGACGCGCGCCCCTCAAAGACATCCTGCGTCTGTCCTGTCGGCTGCACGAAGCCGCGCGCGGTGATCGCCGCGGACGAGAAGGTTCGTACGACCGTCCCGTCAGATGCCGTCGTGAGCGTCGGCCTGTAGACGTACAGGTCGATCCCGAAGCGCCCGACAAGGCTGGAGATGCTCAACGGAGCCTCCGATAGCCGTCGAGCAGCGCGCGCGCCTCTCCGTCGATCTCAGCTGCCGCGCGCAGGCTGTACGAGTAGCCGCCGAGCGATTCGCTCTGCACCCCGAAATCTCGCTTGCGGCCGTGGTAGATGCGCTGCGCGATCATCATCACGGCCTGCTGAACGTCCAGCGGTACTTCCTCATAGCCGGCCGTGTAGTCGATCAGCATCGACCGCGGCAGGTCGAGCCCGCGGCCGTGGATGATGCCAGCATCGAGATCCGCGATGTAGTCGGTAAACGAATCGGTCGGAGCCTCGAGATATGCCGTCGAGTTCTTGAGGTCGCGCCCGACGAGCTTGCGGATGTACTTGGTGGGGACGTTCAACAGCGTTGCCGCAAGGAAACCCGTGTGGTTGTTGATCTCCGTGACCAGCTCCGTCGTGACATCGTGAGAAGCCAGCGAAATCGTGGTTTGTGTCGCCTGCCCGTTGCTGGCGATTCGGTACAGGTGGAGGTGCTGCCCGTTCATCGAGACGGACACGAACGCGTCCGAGGCCACGGTCGCGTTGATCGACAGCACGGAATCCCAGCCGACACCGACGAACCGCACGACGGAAACCGGCGACTGACGCAGCGCGAGCCGCGCCTGTCCCGTCGTGTCGCGGATCTCGACGTAGTCCTGCTGCACGAACTTGCGGCCACAATAGGTCTGCGCGGCGATCGACGCTCGGTCGATCGTCTGCTGCAGGATGACATCGTCGGCCGCGGTCGTGATGCCCGCGTAGACCTTGAAGTCTGAGAGCGAAACTAGGGTGTCTGCGCTGATCGCCACTAGGACTCCTTGCGCCGTTTCATCGGCTTGGGCGCGTTCTCAGGCGATTCCGCGAATAGCGGCGCAGCCGGCGCGACCCGCTTCAGGTAGCCGCGGCGGATCAGATCCTCGATGTTCGGCGCGTCCAGATGCACCGCCGTCCCTGGCCGAAGCTCCCGCCGCCCGTGGCGCGGGTCGGCAACGGCGAAAGGCTTCAGAACGATCAGAAGGTCATCGTGCATTTCGGCCTCCCCTCGTCGATGTAGGCGGGGTGATACTGATGCATCGCCTCGAACGACTCGTCGGGCCATGAGACGACGAGCTGAAGGTGGCCGATCCTGACGCGCGGCGTAAGGCAGACGCGCCGGCCAGCCTCGCGCAGACGGTTCCAGAAGAAGATGTCGTCGTCCGTGCGGCCCTTGCCCCAGCTGCCGTCCGCGTCGGGCTGACCCCAGAACAGCGGCCGCTTGATTCCCTCGAGCGCGCTGCATCGGATGAGCGTCAGCCCGAAATGACCGCTGTAGATGTCGATGGCCTCGCAAAGCAGCCGTTCCTCGGACAGCGCGTCGAGCAGCTTGCCGTCCGCGCCCATGATGCAGAAAAGGCTATTCGGCTTGTCGCGCTGGATCTGCAACGGGCAGAGAACGTCGATGTCGGGATTCGACTCCATGATCTGCCAGAGTCGAACGATGTCGTTCGCGTCGAACACGCTGTCGTAGTCGACGGTCAGAGCGTACTTGTGGCCGTCGCGCGCGGTCTGCTCAAGCATCCGCTCGAGGCATTGCCCCCAGAACACGCCCGTGGACCGAACCGCGTCGATGCCCAGTTTGCTGCAGGATTCGTGCAGGCAGCCCATCGTCGTCGTCCACGCAACGCGAGGCAGCGACATGATGGCGAGAATGTCGTCGAGCGGCTTCGGCGGCTGCATACGCCAGTATTTGCGCGCGACGATGGAGATGGTGCCGTCCTTATCCCATGACGTTCCCGACGCGGGACCGGCGGCGCAGAAGCCAGCCGCATCAAGGAGACGCAGCAGCTTCGCGCGGTTCCAAATCGACTTAAAGCGACCTCCGTCGACGCAGGCTTTCTCAGCGCCTGGCGATCCCGCTCGGTAGAGTTCGACGGCGCGGTCGAAGTCCGGCACGGTGATGATCACTTCGCCGCCGTCATCCGTCTCCGATGCAAGCTTGCGGAGGAACTCGACGGCATCCTCGGTCGTCATCTCGGCCACCGTCATGCCGAGGTCGCGGCGCTCTGCCATTCCACTCTCGTATTTCATGGCTGTCTCCTGCGCGAATGGTAGCCAAAGAGAACAGGGCCGCACACAAGGTGCGGCCCCGTTCCACGCGAATGGGTCGTTCGGTCAGATGTAGGCGACGTTGACCGCGTTGACCTCGCCTGCCGTGATCGGTGCGTCCGAGCCTTCGTGCAGGACGGCGACGATCGACAGCGAGTTGCTGGCGGCGTAGCCGGTCGTCGGCTTCAGATACCGCTTGCGGCCGCGGAGGTCGACGTTCCAGACGACCTTAGCGACCGTCGCAGCCGCGGCAGTCGTGGCAGGGGTCAGGCCGGTCACGACCGTCGCCCAAGTCGAGTTGTCGTCCGACTCCTCAAGGACGGTGTTCGAAGCAGCCGTGTGGAGGCCGGCAGCCGCGTTGTTGAATGCGACGATCTGAGCGTAGGAGAAACCGCGCGTGTCGATCGACGCGGTCAGCGTCGTAACGCCAGCGCCCGACGCGCAGATGAACTTGGTGTTTGATGGCTTCATGGGTGTTGGCTCCGTTCTGATCAGAGGGTCATCTTGATCATCGCGCCGGCGGCAGACGAGCTGCCGCAGTTGGCGCAGACGATGTCGAAGCGCTGGGTGCCGCGAATCACGCGCTCGTCCTGCTCGAACGCGTTCAGCGCCGAGTCGGAGAAAGCGATGGAGGTGGAGCGACGGTCGCCCAGGTACACGGCCTGCGTCATGTCACCGACGTAGGCGAAGGTCGCGCCCGCGCCGCTCGGGGCCGCGGAGAGAACCTGGGTGAACTCGACGGGGTAGCCGAGGAAAGTCGGGCCAGCGATGCCGCGAGCGATCTCCGTGGCCGACGCGCCGGTCGGAGTGCTGCCGACCTGGAACATCAGGCGCTCAAAGACGCTGTGGTACACCGACTTGTTGCAGTAGAACTTGATGTTGTTCCGCTGCGCCGCCCAGCCCGGCAGCTTCGCAAGCGCGGCCGCGATCTCGGCGGTCGTCACGCCGCTGGTAGCGGTCTGCGCGCCGTCGCTGATCTGGTAGGTCGCGTCCGAAAGCGTGGTCGAGAGGCCGACGATGCCGCCGTAGCCCGACGTGCCGTCGCCGTTGAAGCCCGCGTCGTCCTCCTTGAAGGCGAACGCGTAGGCGATTTCGCCGGCGATGTCGTCACCGATGTTGACGAGCGCGTCCTCGAGCAGTTCGCTCGTAACGGTCGTCAGGGCCATGAGCTTCTTGGCGACGAGGTTGACCTGGTCGATGGTCTGGGTCGACTCCGTGCCGGCCGCAGCCTCTCCGACGAAGTAGGCGGTGAGGCCAGCTGCGCGCTTCGGGATGCGGAGGGTGTCGCTCGCCATCGGCCAGACGCGCGCATTGCGGCGGATCACGCCGTACTGCTCGCGGAGGGTCACCAGCTCGTTCTCGAACTCGTCGGGAACAAGGTAGCCGCCCTGCGAGTTCACGCCTTCCGTGTGGGCCTTGCGGATGACGAGCCCCTGCGAGGCGCAGAAGTCCGCGCTCTTCTTGTGGCCCATCGCGCCGAGGAACCATGCGCCCATGCGGTACGCGGTTTCCTTGGACTTGAGGTGCTTGAGGCGACCGTACTGACGGGCGCTCTCCCAGGTCTTGGGCTCGGCGGTGACGGCGAACTTCGCGCCGCTCGGGTTCGCGCTGGCGAGAGCCGAGCGCACGCTCTTCTGGATCTGATCCTCAGTCATTTCGGGCTCCTTGGCCGCGTCGTTTTCCATCTCGGGCTCTCCGGCGGCCGGCGCGATCGTGATGTCGATCGCCTCGGGGTCGACCGCCAGACCGTTCTCGTCCACGATCATGAAGCGATCGAGGATGAGCTTCTTCTGCGCGATCACGCCGGCCTCGCCCTTGAGGGCGGCAGCCTTGGTGAGATGCTCGCGCAGCTCGCTGGTGTTCATGGTCTTCATTTCGGACTCCGTTTCGTTCTATGGTCAGCCGCGAGGCGCGCTTTCAGCCGTTGCGTAGGCGCGCCGAGGACTCACGACCACAGCCGTCCCCGCGCTCGAGCGATCTCGCGCGCGATGATGGCTTCTGCGTCAATCGGCTTGGCGGCCGCGGCGGATGAGTCCGCGCGCTTGACCGCGATCGGGACGACGATCGACACGCGGCGCGGCGGCTCGATGCCGAAGAACCGCTTTGCCGCGACGGGGCTGACGATGCCCTTCTTGACCGCGGTGATGAGCGCTTCGGGATTCGCCTGCAGCGGCGCAAGGCTGATCTCGAGCAACTTCCAACGGCTGTAGACCGTGTGGACCCCGTCGCCGTACTTCTTGCGGTCGACCTCGCTGGCGCGGCGCGTGCCGCCTGGCTCGGAGGTGTAGCCCACCGACACGCCCTTGACGATGCCCTGCCCGACGAGCGCCGCGGCGACCTCTGGAAAGAACTCCCCCGAGTAGCCGTCAGGTCGCTTGGCGAAGATGAAGTCTGCCACGATGTCCTTCTCGCGGCGCTTGATCGAGGTCGCGCGCCCGACCGGCTTCTCGTAGTCGTGGTTCCAGAACAGGACAGGGTTTGTCTCGAACGTCGCGGAGTTCATGCCGCCAGGGATCAGCACCTCGCCGTCGCGGTCGATCGTCTCGGCCGTGATGATGGCCGTGAAGCCCTTTGCCGTCGAGCTGATGTCCGCGGCAAGCGCCTTGGTCTTCGTGGTCATTCCGTTGGCTCCGTGTACGGACCCGTCATCGTCGCAGCGTCCGCTTCCATGTCCTTGATGATCTGTTCGTAGTCGTCTACGAGGACCGGCTGCATCGAGCAGCGGCAGTTCGGGTGCAACGGCGGCCCGTCGACCGCCTCATAGTCGAGCGCCAGCTCCCCGCCGTCCGCGCCCGTGAGCGTCTGGCCCTGCTTGTAGAACGGCTCGTTGATGCCGACCGACTTCTGCCCGAACTGCTCGGACGCGGCCTGGCAAAACTCGCACGGGTCAGGCGCGAGCAGCCATTTCTTGCCCTCGACCAGACCCGTAGACTTCCACGCCTCGCTCTCGGCCTTGCGGGTAGCGCGCTGCGCCTCGGTGCGGGCGATGGTGATGGCCCTCGAGCGCGTCTGCCGCGCTGCGTCGCCCTTCTCGCCCGCCCATTCCTGCACGCGCGTGGCGAGTTCGGGGATAGTCTCGCCGCTCTGGATGCCGTCGCCCAGAATCTTGGAGACGCGGACGGAGGTGTACTGGTTGACCGAGCGCGCGCTGTTGCGGGCAAGGCGCACCGATTCCGACTCGACGTACGCGTCGAGGTTCGCCGTCTCTGGCGTGAAGTCGGGAAGCGCCGTCGCCAGGTTCTTGATGGTGTCCGTGCCGAGCGAGATGCCAGTCTTGAGGCTCGACTGCAGGTAGGGCCGAAGCGCCGCGACCAGCTCGCGGTCCCATCGCGCGCTCTTTAGCAACGACTCGACCTTGAGCGTGAGTTCGGCGCTAGGTGCGGTCGACGCGTTGAGTTCCTTGAGGACCGCCGAAATCTGGCGCTGCAGGACGCGGTCGACTGCGTTGCCGATGGCGCGCTCGTCTTCCGTGATCTCCTCGAACTCGTCGCCGGCATCTGGCTTCTTCGCGCGCGCCTTCGTGTGGATCTCGGGCAGCTGCTCGCCGTCCATAGACCAGAGCGCCTTCTGAGATATGGACGCGCCAGACTCGCAGCCGCATCCGCAGCCCGACTTCACGCCGCGCGCGCGGTCGAACTCCTCGACTTTGCGGCGAGCCCATACCCAGCCCTCGTCGCCGCCCCAGCCGTACCAGGCTTGCCATCCCTTGCCCTGCTCGTCCCATGTCTGGCCCTGCTTGTCGACTTCGTGCCGCTCAAAGTACGCGGCCATGCGGCGGATCGTCTCCTCCGACAGATTCGCACGGTTCGCTAGGTCGCGCGCGCGCGCGATGCCGACTTCGGTCATGCCGCGCTGGCTGTCTGGCTTCTCGCTGCGGACCTCAAGCGCGCGCTGCGCGTTGCGGGCCACCGCCTCTGGCGGCTTCGTGTCGATGTCGGACACGGCCTTCGATCCTGCATCGCACATGGAAATCGCGATGGCGATCGCCTGGTCGCGCGGGTAGCCCTCGTCAAGAAGCTTCGGAATCTTCTCGGAGACGCAGTCGGCGGGGCTCGCCTTCTCGTCGATCGCGCCGAGCGTGAGCATCGCGTTCTGCCACGACTTCACGCCGACCTCCGCGACGGGCTCGTCCACGGGTGTCGTGGCCTCCCCGCCACCGTCCGGCCCGGCGGGGCCGGCGGGCGCGGACGGCGGCTCAGGGGAGAAGGACGGGACAGCCGGCGGCGGCGGGACGGGACCGCCGAGCGACTGGTTGTTGAAGAGCAGGGAATCCGCGTTGGGGTCATCGCTCGCGGCAAGCCCCTGCAGCTCGCGCGCTTCGTTGACGGTCATCATGCCAGCGGAGACGGCGGCGCGGACGCGCTCAAACTCAAAGCGCTCATCCTCGAGGACTGGATTGTCGTACGCAAGGAACGCGTCGTCCTCGATGCCGAAGAGCGGCAGGAGCGACTGATTCAGCGTCTCCTCGTCCATCCGCAGGAGCGGGAGGATCGTGTTCGACCGCCACGACGCAAAGCCGACCTGCGCGGACGCGAGGTTCGGGTCATTGGCCTTGAGCATCGAGACAGGCACGCCGAATACCGCGGCGATCTCCTCGATGATCTCCGTGCGGCCTGCCAGGTCCTTCGGCGGGAAGCCCATCGGCTTCAGATCGACATCGGACGACATCGTGAGGAAGCGGCCCGTACGCTTCTTGCCGCGCAGCTTCTCGTCAATCTGGACCTCGAGCCGCTCGATCTCGTTCGGATCGGCAACGCCCTTGAACGTCAGCAGGTAGTCGGGCCGCGCCTTGTTGGAGAAGAACGACAGGTCCATCTCATGGACGGCCTCGTTCTGCATCGCCGCGCCCCATGCCGCCTCGGCCTTGCCAAGCCCGTAGTACAGGTCGCCAGGGTTCGGCCGCCTAAAGTGAATCACTTCGTCGGCAGGGAAGAAGCGCCGCTGATCGCGGGTCGCGCCATAGAGATAGCCGTCGATGAACTCGACCTTTCCCGGCACGATCTCGACCCATTGCGACGGCATGATCCAAAGAGACGAAGGGCGACCGAGCTGGCGGTCGATGACGGGATGGATATACGCGTTTCCCGTCAGCTCCGTATAGAGGATGCGGAGGATGGTCGCGTCGAAGCCGTTCTGGTACTGATTGAACTTGCTCAGTACCTCAAGCACGGGGTGCATCTCGGTGACGACCTCGTAGTCGTCGCCGTACTCCGCGGCCTTGGTCATCACCGTGCGCGACGGCTGCGCGGAGAGGTCGCCGGCTAGATAGGCCTTCGCCCTCATGCCAGGCGCGCGCGTGCGCCAAAGCGACTTGCGTCCGCCCTTCCTGACGTAGAGGCGAATCGGCTGCGATGCGACCGCGACCGCGTTGAGGTTCGCGGCTGCGTAGATCCATGATCGGTACGACGCGACGGCGGCGTGGTAGCTGAACGGCTGGCGCTTGCCTTCGTCGCCGTGGACAATCTGCATCGAGGTCTGCAGGAACTTGTCCTCGTTGAACGCGCGCTTGATTCGGTCGAGTAGTCGTCTCATATGACCTTCACGATGAGGGGCCGCCGCTGCCGTCGAGCATGGAGCGCGAGGGCAAGCGCGCATACTCCGTCGTCGTGGCCGACCGTTGCCTCGTATTGCACCGCGCCCCGTGGTGAGTATCGGAAGCCAAAGGCCTCTAGTTCAGCGCGGAGCCATCCTTCGGGAAATCGTACCTCAGCCGTCTGTATGGCGATCTGCAGGCCTTCCATGAGCTGCTGCTTCGTCGCGCTTGTGAACTTGAAGCCCTCTGCGCGGCGGCAGACCTTGCGTAGATCCTCGACGATCGGATCGCCTACGCCCGTCGAGTCGATCTGCGCCGGCAGCTGCCCGAGCATCCGCGCAAGCTTTTCGCGCGTGACGGTCCAAGGCGCTTGCCATCGCTCGAGCCTGCACACGAGCCCCGCGCCGTCGAGCGCCACGGCGACGGTGTAGTCGCTGGACTTCGCAAGGTCCACGCCCCAGACTTCAGGCGCGTCCGACGACATCGGCGCGACGCATTGCGCGATGGCCGACAGGCCGAACGGGTTCCCGCCATCCTCCGCGGGGATGCCCTCGTATTCCTGCGCGAAGACCTGAGCCGGCAGCATCCGCCGCGCGGCTTCGATCTCCGCTGGGTCGAGGTGCGGGTTTGCAGCCGATCCGATGCGGAACGCGCGGAACTCTCCCGACGCATCCGACTCTGCCTGGGAGAAGAGCCGATGGAAATCGCCGCTGCCCTTCGGCGTGCCGAGGAACAGCGCGCGCCCCTTGCGGTCGGTCAGGGTCGCGCGTATCGACTGCTGCCAGCAGTCGAGGAGATGCCCGACCATTCCCGCCTCGTCAATGACGACCAGGTCGTAGTCGCGCGATCGTCCCGCGTCGACATCCTCGAGCGTCCAGAAGTCGACCACGCCGCGCGTACGCAGCTCCATCCGATGCTCGACGCGGTCGTGCCTGGCGATGATCGGCCCTAGCGCGCGCTCAAACTCGCGCACGGGTTCCGCCAGGTACTTGTATGACGGGGCGAACCATCCGACCTTCTTGCCGTGGATCGCGTCGTAGGTGCAGATCACGCGGCCGAACGTGGTCTTTCCCCAGCGCCGGCCGATCTCGAGAACCGAGAAGCGCGCGAGCTTCGCGTAGACCTCGCGCTGCGACTCATGCAGCACGCTCTCGATGGCGGGTAGCCTGATCCTCACGCATTGGTTCCGCTCTTGGCGATGGGCTCGATTACGACCGTCTCCTCGCGGATGTCCTGCTCGATGCGCTCGCGCTGGCCGAGCAGCTGCTTGCCGAGCCAGATGAGCATGGCGACGTTGCCTTCCTTGGCCTTCTCGTACTGCCATCGGCGGATCGACGCGCGAATCTTGTGTCCGCCGATGGTGAGCGCGGCGCGGGTGTCCGCGCGCGCGCGCAGGGTGCGCGAGGTGCATCCGACGACGGCGGCGATCTCATCCTGCGTCAGACCCATCGAGGCCAGCGCTTCGACTTGCCGCAGGTCGACGGGCTTCACGGTTCCCTTCGGTCTAGCCACGGGTCGCCTTCTTTCCCGTCAGCGTCTCCCATCGCTTTACGATGACATCGCAGTAGCCGGGGTCGAGTTCCATCGCCATGCAGGTGCGCCCCGTGCGCTCGCAGGCGATGACGGTCGTGCCGCTCCCGGCGAAGGGCTTGTAGACCAGGTCGGCCAGGTGGTTGCGCACCGGCCGCTCCATGCACTCGACCGGCTTCTGCGTCCCGTGCCCGTGGCCCGCGTCGTCGCGCGCCGGGATCGACCAGAGCGTGGTCTGCGTGCGGTCGTCGGTGCGGTGGCCCTTGCCTCCTTCGCGCACGGCGTACCAGCATGGCTCGTGCTGCCAGTGGTAGTCGCCGCGGCTGAGGGCGAGTCGGTCCTTAGCCCAGATGATCTGCGCGCGGATCGCGAAGCCCGCCCGCTCGAGCGACTGCTGCACGGTCGAGGCGAAGACGCCTGCGTGGTAGACGTAGGCCACGTCGCCGGGGAAGAGCTTCCATGCCTCGGTCCAGTCGGCGCGGTCGTCGTTCATGACCTTGCCCATGCGGGCCGTGTTCCCGGTGAGCCCGGCGTCCATGCGCCACTCGGGGTCGTACTCCACGCCGTAGGGCGGGTCGGTGACCATGAGCGCTGGCACCGCGCCGTCGAGGAGCCGGGCGACGTCCGGGCCGCTCGTCGAGTCGCCGCAGAGCAGGCGGTGCTCTCCGAGGAGCCAAAGGTCGCCAGGCTTCGTGATCGGATCGACTGGAGGCTCGGGAACTTCGTCCTCTGTCACATCGTCAGGCGCGAGCATTGCGTCGATGTCGGCATCGTCGAAGCCCGTCGCCTTCGCCAGCTCCTCGTCCTCGATCTGAAGAGCGGCAAGCGTTTGCGCCAGGGCGTCGTCGTCCCACTCGGCAAGCTCGGCGGTACGGTTGTCCGCGATCGCGTAGGCGGTCGCCTCCGCGCCCTTGAGCGCGGTTCGGACGATCGTCACCTCTGGCCAGCCAAGCGCCTTCGCAGCCATCAGCGTGCCGTTGCCAGCGCGGACGATGCCGTCCGCGTCCACCACGATCGGCTTCTGCTGCCCGAAGCGCGACAGACTCGCCTTGATCGCGTCTAGGTTCTTCTCGCCGTGCCTGCGGACGTTCGCGGGATCGAACTGCACCGAGCCGATGGGTACGCGTTCTGTCTTCATGCCTCGCCTCCAAGCACCGCGCGCGCCTTCTCGACCAGCCCGCTGTCCCGATGGACCCACCAGTCCTCGATATGCGCCTGGATGATCTCGTCATCGGTCTGCATATTCACCACGATGTCGGCCACGCGGACGTAGCCGCTCCACTCCATGAAGCTCCGCATCATGTCGCGGCGCAGGATGCCGCGCTCGCCGTCGCGGTACGCGTCATGCTCGACGCAGGCGATGCGGAAGCGGATGCGATCGAGCGGCATCCGAAGCAGCACGCGCGCCGTCAGGTCCGGCGGCTCGAGGTCCAACGACAGGAAGTCGACCCATCGGAACTCGTCGGACGCAAGCCGCAGCCATTGTGCCTCGTAGTCGATGTCCGTCGCGTCGGCGCGGTAGATGTTGTCCTTGGCGCGCTGCTCGCGCAGCTGCCTGTCGTACTCGATGTCGGACAGCAGGCCGCGCCAGCCGAAGCCGCGCTCGAGTACCACGGTGTTGCTGATCTGCTCGGGATGACCTGCGCCGATGTCGAAGAACGTCCCGCCGGTCTTGCGGTCGAGCGTCTGCCACACGAAGCGGTCCTGTCCCAGCTGGGATTTCCATCGCGGGTCGGTTGTCATCGCGTTCTCCTAGCCGCCGAGGATCTCGTCGCGGCAATCACAAGTGTATAAACCACGTCAACCGCCGCCGCCGCCGCCGCCGGTTCTCTCAATCGTGATAGTTCCAAGCACAGCGTTCGAGTCGCTTTGGTTTATCACCTGGAACTCAATCAAGTCGCCGCCGACCGTCAGCTCCACTTCAAAATACAACGTATCGCCATTCACGACGGTCAGCGTGTCATCATCGTAAAAATCGACGGCACTACCGGCGTTCTTGATGTATCTCTGAAGGTCGGCGCTGCTCGTAGTTGTGATGTTGAGCCTCAAGGTGATCGTCGTATTGATTCCAGCTATTGTCTTGACGGCAGTTTCGTAAGGGGGGGCCCCCGCGGAAATGCTTTCATTGAAGTCAGTCGTGCAGGAGACATCCGAAGCCGCTCCGGCCTTTTTTGTCCTGATGACGATCATGGACGCGATCGAGGCAAGCACTAGAAGTTTTGACCTCCGACAAACGCAAGCCATGTCGTACCGTTGTTGGGAGAGATAAACGAAAACACGTCTTTCTTTGCGTTTGTGCTTGTAAGGGTAGGCGCGGTTCCGCCTGCCCATTTCACCGACGCAGGCCATGTCACGGTCCTCGCCGTTCCGTCCATCGTAAAGATGAGCGTAAAAGCGTTTACCGTGTTGCTCGTCGCATCGACGTTAGAGATCGTCAGCGTCGTCACGTTTGCATTCAATGACACGTCGAAAACCTGCGCGTCGTTCAGATTCAGCGTAAGCGTACCGCTAGAGATCGTCGGAGCGGTCTTTGGTTCGGTGTAGTCGGTGATCTTGACGGATGAAATCGACCCGCCGGTGATCGACACATTGCTAGATGCCTGCGTCGATATGGTCCCGAGCCCTAGAGTCGTCCTTTGCGCGGCAGCGTCTGCATCGTCGATCAGAGCTCGACCGGCAGAAGTGCAGGTGATTTCCTGCACAACGCCAGCGCCAGCACTTGATCGACCGAGTATGCGATCGGTCGCGCTCACGTTCTGGATCTTGGCGTAAGTAACCACCGAGTTGTCGATGGTCCACGTTGCGCCAGAAGAGGAAACTGTTATGTCGCCCTTGTCTCCATCGCTGACCGCTCCACCTCCGCCGATCTCTACGACCGTCCCGTTTTCCTTCTTCGTGAACAGCTTTCCGTCTGCGGTATTGATGGCGAGTTCGCCCGTGACGAGGCTTCCCGCGGCCGGCGTTGCGCCAGTCGTCGTAGACCGCTTGTGACGGATCGTGTTAGCCATCGCGTTGCCTTAGAAGGTTCCGCCGTCGATCGTGATCCCATCGAACGTCGTCAGGTTCGTGACGCTGCCTCCCGAAATGGAGACGTTGTTTGCGTTCTGCGTGGCGATCGTACCCAGGCCGAGCGTGGTCCGCTGCGCCGATGCGTCGACATCGTCGAGGATCGCGCGGCCTGCCGAGGTCAGCGTCGTGACCGCGTAGGTGTCCGACGCGGTCGTGTAGATCATGCGATCCGCGACCGTGGTCAGGCCGGCGATGGACGCGAGCCCCGCGTCGTACGCCTGGACATCCGTTCCGATCGCAAGACCGAGGTTAGTGCGCGCAGTTCCCGCGTTGTTCGCGCCCGTGCCGCCGTAGCTGACTCCGACGACCGTTCCCTGCCAGGTTCCCGTGCCGATCGTGCCGACGCTCGTCAGGCTCGAGCCGGTCACGCCAGAGCCGAGCGTCGTGCTGCTCAGGACGGACGAGCCGTTGATGTAGAACGCCTTTCCCGTCAGCAGGTTCAGATGCTCGCTAGAGGTCCACGCGTCGGTCGCGTCCACCCAGTTGAACGTCTTGTCCGTCGCGCCCTTCAGCGTGATGCCGCCGCCGTCCGCGGTCGTGTCGCTGGGGCTGGCAACGTCGCCAAGAACGATGTTCTTGTCCTCGACGACGAGGTTCGTGGAGTTGATGTTCGTCGTCGTGCCGTTTACGGTCAGGTTGCCCGAAATGGTCAGGTTTGACGAGATGGTCCCGCCCGTGAGCGGGAGGTACGTTCCCGACAGGTCTGGGATGTCGGCGCTGACGAGCGCGCGGAAGGTCGGCGCGCCCGAGCTGCCGTTCGGCGCGGCAAAGACGTAGTTCGCCGTCTGGCTCGCCAGCGACAGCGCGATGGTCCCCGAGGTCGTGATCGGGCTACCGCTCACCGACAGGAACGAAGGCGCGGTGAGCGCCACGCTCGAGACGGTTCCGCCGCCGGCAGAGCTGACCGCGGAATCGACGTAGGCGGTCGTCGCCACCTTCGTCGAGTTGTCGGATGCCGACTGCGTGGTCGCGGTCGCGCTGGATCCGAGAGCTACCGTACCGCTGAAGGTCTTGTTGCCCGTGATCGTCTGCGTACCGCTCAGGCCGACAAACGCGCCGATGCCGCCGATTGCCTCGACGGTCGTCGCCGTGCCGCCTGCGCCGCCCGTGCCCTTGCCGTAGTAGAGCGTGTCGTCCACCTCGTTGAACGCAAGTTCAGCGTTCGCCAGGCTCGAGGGTGCGCCAGATCCACCAGAGGCGCGGCGCTTGATTCGCAGGGTGTTTGCCATGTTCGTCTACCTCAGAAGTTCCCGCCGTCGACCATTTCGGTCTGCGCGGTCTGTGTCCATTTCGAAGTCGAGGTCTTGTACTGCAGCACGTCCTTGTCAGCCGGCGACGGCGCGTCTACGTCGGTGAGGTCGCCGAACTGAACGTCGGCCTCCAGCTGCGCGTCGACCACGGTGAGCCCGTCGCCCAGGTTGATCTCGTAGGCTGCTGGAAAGACGCGGATCATTCGGCGCTTTCCTCATCGACAAACGACGGCGGCACGATGTACCAGCCCTCGGGAACCGGCACGGGATCCGCGGAAAGCACCCACTCGTCAGCGATCCTCAGGTACACGCGGGCCTTGACCATCGGCCCCATCCGCATCGGTGTCGATTCGTGGACGAACACCGTTCGCCCGCATCCTGTCGCGGATGCGACGGCCAGCGCGGCGCAGCAGGCCGCGGTCGCCAGACGCGTCGGCCGCGGTGCGCGACCGCTCGGCCTGGCCGGCGATGAACCGCAGGACAGCGCCGACGACGGCTTCAAGTGCCTTGACGAGCATGGTTCAGCCTCCGTCATCCTCGAGCTCCCGTACGCGCTTCTTCAGCTTGTCGATCTCGTCGGCCGCTTCCTCTAGTTCGACCTTGATCTCGCGCCAGAGCGAGAACATCGGAGCGCTGGCGAGCATCCGCATCCGCTCGCATCGGTCCTCGCAAGAGGCCAGCGCGCGCGAATGGGTCGTCCCTGCTTCAAGCCAGCGCTCCGATGGAGAGGTCACTTCTTCACCATCGTGCGGGATACGGTGTAGCCGAGCGCGGACATGACGGTAGCCGCAAGCCCGAGGATCTTGTCGCCAGTCGATTCGGTCGGGAACACGCCGCTAGCGAACGCAGCGCCGATGCAGAGCGCCGTGAATGAAAGCCAGAACTCAGTCGTCTTGTAGCCGGGTTTGTCGTTCATGGTTCAGTCCTTCATCAAGATGGATGCGATGCCGGTTCCGCTAGCCGTGGCGACCCAGAGCCGCGACGGGTCGATGTACCACTCGAAAATCTGCGTGACGGGGACGCTGAACGTGCTGCCGGCCGAGTATTTCGTCGCTGCGTCGGATGCGTCGGTCGCGTCAAGGACGTAGTAGGCGATCGCCGTGGCAGACGAGAACACGATCGGCTTGTATCCGATCGTCGTATCCGTCGTGAGACGCTGGAAGGTCGTCGAGGTTGTGTATTGCTTCATCGAGGGCATGGTTCACTCGTATCGGTAAAGGACGGTTCCAACCGTAGACTCGGATGCGACCCAGACGTAGTACGGATCGACGCGCCATGAAAGCTTCGCCGTCGTCGGCAGCTGGAAGAAGTTCGATGCCGCCAGCTGGTCGCCGGCTTCCTTTGAGGTGAGCGCGAAGATGAACCGCTGCTGCTCGCCCTGCGCGGAGAACTGCAGATCCCGCGCGCCGAGCGAACTGTCCTCGCTCAATCGCGTGACGCGCGTTTCTGTGCTGACGCTGAATAGACCGGGCATCGTTACCTCTGGTACTTGTATTCCATGAACATCCAGTCGATGTGCATCTCATCGACGATGCTTGCCGTTCCGTTGCTGACGCGGATCAGCGCGCCCGCGTGCATTCTGTTGCCTGCCGCTGGCGTGTTGCTCGCGTTCGGAAGATGCGTCGGGTCTGTCTCCTCATGGACCTGCACGCCGTCGATGTACCATCGGGCAAGCGTGCCGGCAGCATTCACCCAGACGCGCAGAATGTGCCAGTCGTTTAGGGCGACTCCTGTATCGATGTACGCGTGTGTAGTTGACTCGGAGATGCAGACGACTTGCCATGTCGACTTTGTTCCAGCGACTTGGAAGTTGATCGCGGATACGTCGGCAGGTGGATCTCCGCTCGGAACGTGGCCTTGGATGAATCCGACACGGAAGCCCGTCTCCGTATCACCGTTGCGAATCAGCCGGACGCGCGCAGAGCATTCCATCTCGTAAGCGCCAGCCAGGATTACCGTACCGCCGGCAAGCAGGTTGCGTTCGCTGATCCAGCCGCGCGATGCTAGCGTCCCTGTCGCCACCTTCATCACGGCATAGCAGGCGCAGCCGTTGAAGTCCATCGTAAACGTGATCGTCGCGCCAGCCGTAACGACGGAGTTCCAGTCTCCGAGGTTTGCGAAGTCGCTCCAAAGCTTGAAGCTGCGGCGCTGCATCGCGCTCTGGTCGATCGTCGGGCTCGGGAAAGTTCCAGTCAGGTCGCCGCCAGCCGCGCCGTAAGGCGCGGTCCCGACCGTGACCGACTGAACGGTCGGCGTGACCGTGACCTCTTGTGTAGCCATTAGGTCGTGACCTCTCTATCCACCAGGAACACGCCCTGAACGTCGCGGTGGACCACGCCCGTCGTCGTGTTGAAGCACTCGAGATCCCAGACACCCGTCGCCGGCGCGTCCATCGCGGCCGTCGTCGTCGCGGCGAAAGTCGCGGTCACCACGGAGTTGCTGCCGGCCGTCAGGCTCAGGCCGCCGCCGCCCGTCGTCAGGCTGAAGACGTTCGTCGTGCTGTCGTGGCGCTTCTTGCCCTTCATGCGGGCAGAGAATCCCGTAAGGTCAAGGCTCGCAAAGGTGAACGCAACCGTTTCGGTAGCGCCCTGGCGTATGCGTAGTTCGTATGCGTCAGCCATGCGTCTGCCTCCTCGATGCGCCTTCCTCGAGCCCTGCCCGCGCGATCAGGATAGTCAGCTCCGACACGCTCGTAGCCAGGCGCTCGACCGACCGTTCTAGCTGGGCAAGCCGCGCGGCCTCTGCCTCGCGCTCCTTGCGGATGGTCACCTGCAGCTCGCGGAGGTCGCCCCGCAGCCCGTAGACCTCGCGGAGCAGCCAGACAACCGCCCCGATTGAGGGGATCAGCACGACCGAGACCACCTTGAAGACATCTTCCACAGCCATGCCGCGATCATCGGCAACGGCGGCCGATCTCCGCAGGGCGGCGCGTTTTATGGCGGGAAGAAAACAGGCGCGCCCCACAATGGAGCGCGCCCGCATGGGGAGAAAAGAGCTTGTTAGAACCAGCGCGCGAGCGCGCCGAAGGCGCTGCCGAGCAGCCAGGTCCAGAAGGCGATCGACCCTAGGATGGCCGCTACGACGATCGTGACGTAGACGAAGTTCCAGACCGCGTCCTGGGCGACTGCCTTGAATCCGTCCCGTGGTTCGTCCTCGATCATGCGGTCCTCCGAATGGTGATCTCGACTCGCGGCCTGTCGCGGTCGATGGCCTGGCGCACCGGCAGGTACGTCAGCTGGCGGTCGTTGGAGACTAGCCCAGCATCGGCTATCCCGTCGAACGCTGCCTTGAGGGAGGCAAGCAGATTGTCCGCGTCCCGCCCGCGATTCATGGGGAACCAGAACGCGGCCTCGACCTCAGCGGCGGTCCATCCGCCGGCGACGGCTTGGGCCTGCATCTCAGCCGCGGTGTAGTAGTGCGCGACCTGCCTGTAGGTCCGCGTGGCGCGTGCCTTTACGCGCCAATGGGTACGGCCGTTCGGGGCGAGGCTGCGGTTGGGCAGCTGGAGGGTGATTCGGATGGACTCGCTCACAGCGCCTCTGGCATGAAAGTTTCCCCAGCGGGCGTGTGTTTGCCGTCCGCTGGGGCGCGGGAACACCCCGCAAGTTCGTGTTGTAGCCGGTAGATCGTCTGACGCGCCTCTGCGGCTTCCCTCATGGCCTCGTCGCGCTCGGCGGTGAGGCGGGCGACCTCGCGCTGCGCGTCTAGCGCCTCCGCGCAGAACTGCGTCGTGCCTTGCTTCCGAGCGCAGCCCGTGTTCCGCCGAAGCCGCTCGATCTCATCGGCGGCCTCGCGGTTCATCAGTTCGACGCTACGGTCGTTGTGCAGGACGGCGCGGAGTCTCGTCACGATGTCGTCGCTCACTTGCCGTCCTCCTTGTAGCAGTCCCACCCGCGTTCTTCTGCATATATGCGAAGCGCAAGTTGAATGACCTCATCATCTTGCGGGCACGGTTGGCGGTTACGTCTACACAACTCTCGCCTTGCCTCGTCTCGCTCGTCGGTGAGGGCATGAATCCGCTCCCACAGTTCCGCCATGATCCCGTCCTGATCCTGAATCCTGCGTTGAGTGCCTAACGCTTGCACGCGCAGCCGTTCGATCTCGTCGGCGGCTTCACGGACCATAGGCCATGCTGACGGAATCTGACGCAGCCGCTTCACGATGTCGTCGCTCACTTTCGGCCTCCCGTCAGTTGAACGAGCTGCGCCTTGAGTTCCGCGAGTCGGCGGCGGTCGTCCTTCATGGACTTCTCGAGCCGCTGGATCTCTGCGCGCACGGTCGCCTCGGTGACATGGTTGCGGATGCTCGAGCGCCAGGGATGGCCCGACGCGGGACGGGTGGCGGTCATCGCCTGACCTCCGCGATCTGGTCGAGCAGTCGCCGGCACGCGCCAGGCGACAGCGCCGTCTTGCCCGTGTGGCAAAGCGACAGGTACGTCGGGGAAAGCCCGATGGCCCGTGCGAGGGCGCGCAGGGACCGTTCGCCCTTGGCTGCGTCGATGATGGCGCGCGACCTGCGCGCGAGCATCGTGTGCGCCGTGTCGGCCGCGTCGAGCGCGGCGCGGATCTCCGTTGGGTCGATCCTCATGGCTGCGGCTCCCAGCTGTTGAGCAGACGGACGAGGTCTTCCGCATCGCGGCGGTCCAACTGGAACTCCAGCCGGTGCGGCGTGTACGGGTTGTCCCCTTGCTGGCGGACAAACACGCCGTCGTCGCGCATCGGGTTCGGGTAGGTCGCCCAGGTGATGCCGTGCCGGAACATGGGCCGAGCCATCGCGGCTAGCCATTGCATCCGATACCGCTCGGCCTGCGTCTCGAGCGAGCAGGTCGCCCGTAGCACGGTGATCTCGGTATCCGCGCGCTCGAGCGCGTTCGCGGCATCCTCGATCGCTTCCATGAGCATTCCCTTGGGCAGTCCCTTGCCGTCGATCGCCTCGCGCAGCGCGGCTATGAGTTCCTTGCGTGTCCGTTCCATCGCGTGTCTCCTGTTCAGGTTGCACGGCAGACCATCTGCTGCCGTCCGTTCGGTCCTAGCCGCGTCTCGCCTGTCGGGGCGATCCTGCGCGCGGCGCGCAGGTCGCTGCATCGTTTCCAGAATCCAGACGCAGTCAGCCCTGCGCGAACCGCGGCCTCGTAGTCGGTCAGGCCAGACGAGCCGGCGCGCTGGAACTCCTCCAGCAAGCGATCGCAGTCGGAGTGCCATCGGAACTTGGACTGCCGCGCCGCCGACTTGCTCGTCTCTGGGTCGGTTGCGCGCGCCTGGAACAGCGGTAGCTCGTTCAATCCTGCCTCCGTTCGATGCGGATCGCGCGGTCGAGCGAGAGGCACAGACGCACCTTCGCGTGGTTCGGAACGTGTTCTACCGCGACGTAGCCGAGGTCGACCCCGTCGCGCGTGAGCCAGATTCGGTCGCCCATTCGGCAGGACCGCATCACGGTTCCCCGCGGGGAGAGGTGCAGGTCGGACTGCACCTCCCCCGCGGCTGGGGAGACACCCGCGTCGTGCGGGGCCAGTTCTCCCGATTGTATCGCTTCCATGCGTTTGCCTTTCACTTGATCGAGATGCGTGTGCCGCGCTCCATGAGCGTTGCGAACTCCAGCTGCTCGCCGGCCTCCAGGCGAGCGCGGATCGCGTCCTTGTCTGGGTAGACGAGGGTTTCGCGCTTGACCGCCCAGACCGGCATGGACTCGATGTCGCCGTGGATGTCGAGCGGAGCCTTGCCGCCGTTCCTGGCGAGCGAGAAGCGGAAGTTCGGCGTGTCGACCTTTCCGAGCGCGCGCGCCTCCCAGAGCAGCCGCAGGCGCTCGCGCAGGTTCTCCGCGGCGGTCGCGTCGGCCTTCGCCAGCGCGGCGATGCGCTTGGCCTCGTCGGCGCGGGCCTTGCTGCGGGCCTCTAGTTCGTAAATAAGCCGCGCGTAGTTCTCAAGCTTGCCGTGGAGGTCGCCTTGAATCTCAGCCTCCCAGGCGGTGATGGCCTGGTCGACCTGCGGCGTGATCTCGCCGCCTGATTCCCAAAGCAGCGACTCGAGCGCGGCCATGTCGGCCGAGATGTCCCAGATGGTTCGCGTCACGACCGTGCCTCCGTGTAGTAGTAGCCGACCTCGACCTGGTCGAGCGGCAGGACTTTCTGGATGTACGCGACGCGGCCTTCGTGGGTGATCCACACAGAGCCGTCGTCGTCCTCGCTGATGAGTTGGAAGTTCTCTCCGCGCAGCGCGTCCTCCGCGAGTTCCTGCGTTGCGAAGGTCTTGACCGGCCCGTCGATGATCGCGTCGTTCAGCGGGTCGCAGATGTCGGTTCCGTCAGGCGGCAGGCGGTGCGCCAGCATCAGGCCCTGCTCGCCGGCGAACGCGCAGACGCGCGAGGTCGGCGCTTTGCCTCCGATCGACTCGATGTACTCGACCGCGACGTATCCGCGCTGCGGTAGCTCCGCGCGCAGCCGGCGCGCGACCTCCCCGAGCTGGGAGACGGCGGCGGTTCCCCAGGTTCCCGAGGAACCGAACGGCGACCAACAGCAGACGGTCCAGCGGATCCATTTGAACTTCAGCGTCATGCCGCACCTCCGCGGCAGACGGCCGTCGTCGGCAGCTTCGTGGTGATTCGGACACGCGGCGGCAGGTAGAGCGATGCCGCTACGACGGCGACGATGAGGAGGAGCTGCGTCAAGCCGCACCTCCGATCTGCTCGTCGCGGTAGTTGCAGCCGACGCGGGCCGACTCGTCGCGGATCGCGTCGAGGTCGATGCCGTCGATGAGCGCCTTGACCGCATCGCGGTTCTCGCGGCGCATCACGCGGGCGAACGCCTGGAGCATGGTTCGGGCCTCGATGAAGTCGCTAGGCGCGCCGTCGTGGGCATCGCAAACGCGGTCGATGATCTCCGCGCGGATATGCATGGGAAGTCCTTCGCAGGCTTCGATGCGGTCAAGCGCCGCACAGAATGTCGGGAACCGTCGCGTTTCGTTCTGGTTGCTCATTGCTGTCTCCGTTCTGCGGCATCTTGCCGCGGTTGATGCGAAGAGTGTAGCAAACACTCTACAGGCTGCAACAGGGTTCGGCGGGATTCCGTCCCGATTTCAGAGATTATTTCGGACGCTAGCAAATCGCCCCAGGAGCCCCGTAGGGCCGCCCGACGCTGGCAGCCCCTATCGGGCAGCCACGCGCCCAGAGCCCCGCAGCGGGGCGCAGCGCGCCCAGAACGCCCTAGCCGTCAGCCCGTCGATCCCGCGGTCGGCAACGATGTCGGAAACGGCTAGAACCCAGCTGTGCGGCCACCCGTCGATCGGACCCTCGGGACGCACCCAGCCGGCAGCCTGAAGCGACGAGATAGCCGCCTCGCGCGTCTCGTCGTCGGCATCGCGGATCTCCTGGCGAAGGCGCGACCATTCAAGCGCCGTCACGATCCTCTGCTCGCTCGCCGTCATCGTCGTCTCCAGTCGCGCCGCTAGGCGCTCGGCATCCAAACGCTGCTCGCGCGCGATCCGCGCGTACTCGAGGAACCGCGCCGGCAGGAAGCGTCCCGTCTCGCCGCCGTAGTCGAGCGCGTACGCGTCGAGCGCCGTCATGCAGTCCCGCGCGTCAAGCGCCGCGATGGCGCGCCGCGCCAGCGCAAACAGCTCCTCGTCCATCGGGCCGCGGAACATCCTGCGCGCCCGTCCGATGAAACCAGCCAACTCCGTCGAGTCCATTCGCGTCTCCGTTCTCGCGGCTCCGTGCCGCGTTCAGCGGACACTATACCGCTTCGCAAGTCGCGCGTCCAACAGAGCGCCCGTCAACGTCGCGCCGTCTGGCCGGCTGATCTCCGCGAGCATCCGCCCGTACTTGTCGTCCTTGGTCGTGCGCGCGACCAGATCCCCGTCCGAAGCCTCGAGCCATCCGCGCACGAAATCGCGCGCCGCCTTAGCGCGTTCCTTCTCGCCCTTCTCCTTGCTTGCCATCTCCGCGGTGTCGATGCCGATGAGGCGAACGCGCGTCTTGATCCTGATCGAGAAGCCGAGGTCGAGGACCAGGTCGAGCGTGTCGCCGTCGACGACCTTCACGACCTGAGAGACTGCATATTCAAACATATTCTCCTCCTCCTCCTGCACGGGTTGCATCCGTATCGGATCGACCCTTCGCGCGCGCGCGCGTGTCGTGCAAATCACGGTTAGAGCAACCGAGCCATCTCACGCCAACCGTTCAGGAGGAGGAGAAAAGGTTTGATATGGAGGGGAGTACCGAACCAGCAAGCGCGTAGTTGGAACGCAGGGCTCAGGTGGGGGGATTCTAAAGGGGGGAGGGGATGGTTCGTCAAGCGGAAAAATCCTCCGATTCCGAAAAAGAACGCGACCCCGCGTTTCCGCAGGGCCGCGCCTCCGACGCAGGGAACATCCCTGCTCAGTACCGATCGGCTGCGCGCAGAAGCAGCACTAGCCGGATGGCTCGCGCCACCAGGTCGAACCGCGTCTGCTGGTCCGCAAGCTCCCACGCCAGCTCCCGCCGCTCGACGATCCCAACCGAGCAGGACAGCCGCTCACCGATCGCCTCGCGCGTCGGCCGCAGATGGCCTGGCATCAGGTCAAGGACGATCCCGACGAGCGCCGCCTGTCGGAACGCGCCGACGCTCGCGTCCCTCGAGACGATGCGCGCCGCGTCCACGGCTTCCCCCAGGCTGACGGCGCGGAACACCTCCGCGTCGTCAGCCGCGATCCCGACCTGCCAGCGGACGGCCGCCGACCCTGCCTCATGGTCGCGGTTCATGACCGGCCCTCCGCGATGATCTCGCGCGCGATCCGCTTCCCGCCGACGACCTCGATACGGACGAGGCTTGAGATGCGGAAGGCGATGTTCGCTTCCAGCTGCGAGGCAAGCCGCGAATCCGTGACCGCGATCGGCTGCGGGCAGTTCGGGCAGTCGAGCCGCCAGACCGTCCCGCCCTTCTTGCCGGCGACCTGCGCGACCGCGCAGTCGGGCGGGATCCAGACCTGATCCTCTGCCGTGACCTCAGGAGCGGCCGCAGCCGCCGCTACGGGCGTAGGCGACAGCAGGCTGTCTAGATCGGCCTTCCGCTCCGCTTGGCTCTGCGGAGCCTCCACGGTCGCGGGAAGGGCCGCTGGGGCCGCCTTGGGCGCGGGCGCGGCCTCGGGAGCCGTCTCGGCCTGGGCCATCTCCTCGGCCGTGTACAGGCCTGACAACTCCGCGGGGAAGGCCTTGCGGAGCGCCAGCGCTTCGGCGCACTTGGCGAGCATCAGGCTCGGCATCTTGGCCCACATGGGAAGTGGCTGGCCGGTCTTGTTGTTCCGCGGGCAATACTCCCGCCAGAGCGCCGTCGCGTAGAGCGGCTCCGCGAAGCCGCGACGGTAGCAGCCGACCCGCGCCGCCGCTGGCGGATCGTCCGACAGCCAGATGTCGCGCCACACGCCGTCCGCGGCGCACCAGGTGACGGCCGTCTGCCCTGCGTATTCGCCCGACCGCTGCGCGACAAGGCGCGCGCCGTCGATCGAAACCTGAGGCTGACGGACCTCCATCCCGAGCTTCGCGTCCCAGCGCGGGACGAGGTAAATCTGGCGGGCGAACGGGTCGAGCCCCGTGCGGTCGCAGATGGCAACGAACAGAGCGAGTTCGTCGCGCGATGCGCCCTTGGCGATTGTGCGGGTCAGAAGGTCGACCCGCTCAGGCGACAGGCTCTGCCGTGCGAGTTCGGTAGTCATCGCGCCCCCTTGTCGTCGAAGAGCGGCCAGAAAGCCGCGGCGAGAATGAAGGCGACGAAAGCGATCGTCACTACGATGTCCATGCGTGTCTCCTAGTTCTGCGGCTCCGTGCCGCGTTCCGTAAATGGTAATCGGTATTCCGCCCGTGCGCCTACAGGAAAATCCGAAAAATCTCCACCCGAGCCTCAAATCCCGCAGGGTCAGGGCGTTTCTTCTGCGGACGAGGGCCGCCGTTCGGCGCACGGACGCGCCGTTCGGCGGTTCCCGCAGGCCGGCAGAGCGCGCGGAACTTGAGCGCCACGACCTCGACCTGCTGGACCTGCTGACGCTCGCGCTCGACACCGCCGAGGACCACGACCTCCAGATCCTCATCAGCTACGCGCGAACGAGCCTGATCCTCTCGCTCACGCGATGAGGGTGTCTGCGATCGTCTCGCCGCCGAGGTAGTTCTGCGGCAGGCTCAGACCCTTCCCGTACATATCGAAGAGCCTGTCGAACGCGCGGACGAACGCGCCCTCGTTGTTGTTGGAGAACTTCCGCAGCAAGCGGTCCTCGACGATGTAGTTCGTGGAGCCAGCGATGATCGACAGAGCCTGACCGCCTGGCGCGATGGGTTTCATCTCGCACACGACGACCTCGTCGATGTAGACGGCCGCGGTTCCGATTCCCGTCGTCGCCTCGACCACGATGTAGGACGCAGCCGGCAGCACCTTCGGAGAGCGGACGGTCGTCGAGTACAGCGCCCAGCTCGTCGTCAGGTCGCTCGCCACGGTCAGCGCCTTGGTCAGACTGCCGACGACGTTGTTGGACGCGTCCTTGATCGAGACGCGGATAGCGCCCGTCGCGGACGCGTCCTTCTTCGCGGCGAAGACGAGCGCGTAGGGCCGATCGGGCTGGATCGTGCCGAGCGAACCGCTTGGGCTACCGAGCTGCTGGCGGATGCGCCAGGTGGTCGAGGTCGCCGGAGCCTTGAGGCATGACGCGCCGCGGTAGTAGGTTCCCGTCTCCGCAAGGAAGTCGGTTCCCGCCGTGCCGCTGACTACCGACCATTGATCGGGAACGTTGCTCGTCCAGTCCTCGAGGTCCGTGTTCGTGCCGATGTTCGCGTACTGCGTGCCGTAGTCGATGCCGGCGGTTGCGCTTGCGAGCGTCATCTGCGCGCCCGATCCCGCGGGGAATCGCCAGTCGAGCCCGCCATAGGCGGCGGTTCCCGTGATGCGGAACAGCTCCGAGCCCGCGGTGAGCGCGCCGTCCTGCGCGTCCTGGATGCATTGCGCGACGAGGAGGTCGGTACGGATGTTGGGCCAGTCGTTGGTTGAGCCGAGCAGGACGTTCGGGGCTTCGTTCAGGAACAGCATCGTTCCGTTTCCCGTGCCGCTCGTACCAAGCACCCCGCCGGCGACCGTCGTTCCCTCGACCGAGTTGGAGGTCGCGTCCATGTCGCGGATGAGGTAGACCAGCGCGTCCTCGATCGCCTTGGTCCGCATCGTTCGGCTGCTGCTCGTCTGCGCGTCGACCCAGAGCATTTCCACCAGCGTCTTGACCGCCGCGGCCTGCACGTCGAGCAGCGCGTTCCCCGCTTCGGCCTGCCGCTGCTCGATGTTGCCCGAGAGCTGGTCGATCATGTAGCGGTCGGCCGCGCTGTACTCGCCCTGCACGTTGTCGAACAGCGTCTTGAGGTTGTTCTGGTGCGTGCGGATCGCGTCCATCATGTAGATGAGCGCGCCGAGGCGGGTGAACAGACCGTTGGTTCCCGTGTAGGTGATCGCCATTTCTAGCCCTTCTTCTGTTCATCGGTGAACGGCATGGCCGCATTCAGCGCGGCGCGTCTCTCCTGGCATCCGCAGTCGCCACCGGCGACCGCCTCGACGACCTGCCCGATGCCGACCGCGTGCAGCGCGGAATGTACGACATCCCCCATTCCTCGCGCGCGGCCGCGATAGCGGGCGCAAGTCGCGCACTTCGCATCGTCCGTAGCGCCTAGGATCGCGGCGTGGCTGCACCGATCGCCCTGGCGGAACACGCATTCAGCTGATGGCGGTGATCTGGAAGGCAGAAACCATCTCCTCACTGAACGTGCGCGCGACGATTCCGTCCTCGTTGTATGGCGGGAAGTTGAACGACGATCCGCATTGCAACGGCGGGCTCTGACCGAAGCATGAATGGGTATCGAAGATGTTCTCTGGACACATTTCGATCGCGTGCTGCATATCGGGATACGGCCGCGTCGTCGCGTTGCCGCCTGCGTCGGAGCAGATTCCGAACGACTTCTCCTGGTTCGTGCAGTTCTTGTTTCCCGTTCCCCACCATACCGGCTGACGAGCAGGCACAAGGCCGCATCCGTTGAAACCGTCGCAAGGCGATCCGAATCCGCTGATGGCGTAATCCTTGAACTGAAACGCATTCATGCAGCCAGGTCGCGTAGCGACTACCGACACGAACCGCGGTGCGGTGCTGTTGAATGCCACGCTGCCCTGCACAGAACCGTTCTCGCGGTAATAGGTGTCATTCCATTGAAACGGGCCGCCTTGTATCAATCGGAATCCAGAATAGATGTTTGAACCTGCTACGCATTGAAAGCAGAAAGGACGGGTTTGCAAGAAACCGCCAGCACCATCAAAAACGTCGTTTGTCAGCGGTGCGTCGACGATCGGCACGGCCACGCGCGTCTCTGCCAGATATCCCGAACGGCATGGGTAGCATGGCTGTAGACCTCCAAACGAATCGCTGTGAAACGCGTACCGCTCCGATGCCGCGTTCCAGCTGTAGGTTCCCGACTCAACGACCATGTAGGCGCTTGGCCCGCTGCCGACTCGGACGAAGGTCGCGTCAGCCGAAAAGGCCCATTCGCCGCCGCCGCGCTTCAGCGCGAACCATCGCTCGGTGATTCGGAATACGAACGACAGCGACACCGACACGCGGTTCGGAAGGCAAGCGTTCCATTGCGGGCAGTTGATAGCGCCGCCACAGCAGCACTTGCCCGCAAACTCAAACATCCTGCTCGACCCCGTAGACCGTCGCGGCGATATGCGAAGCCGTGCTGCCGCGCGCGATCAGCTTCTCGCCAGCGCCCATATGCACGGCGAACTCAGCGACGGTCGTCGTATATGACGCACAGTCCAGTTCATAGAACAGCGCGTTCGACGTTCCTGCCGACTCGCCTGGAATGACATGGAACACGCGGAGCGTGACCTTGCTCGAGTGCGTGTTGCAGAACACCATCGTCTCGACTTCCGCGATGCGGCCGCTCGGACACTCGTAGACGAGCGCGTCGGTCGCCGGCAGGACGCGCGCGGCAAGCCGCCGGCGCGGGCGCATCCGCCTGTAATCGGTGTTCGTCGTCGTCTCGCTCATGGGCAAGTCACCTCGTAGCCATTCGGAACGCAGAAGTTCCAGAAGCCGTTGCCGTCCTGCGTCGCTAGAACTATCACGTCGTTCCTGATCGGCTGGCGGATGTAGGTTCCTGGCGGCAGCTTTGCGCCTACGCCGTAAGTCGGGGCCGCGTCGAGCACGTTCTCCGCGCCGTTGTACGCGAGGAACTGGCCGCCGTCGTTCGCGTAGGTGATCGGATTCGTGTTGCTCAGCTTGACCGGCTGGAGCGTGTAGTTCCACCGCTGGTTCGCCGTCGCCACCGTGTTCGCGATCACCTTCGCCATGCGCCCGCCGTTGCCACCGCCCTGCATGGGATGGAAGACCAGCCGGCTCTTGTCGTCGTAGAGCGGGAACACCATCAGGATGTCGTTGGTGTTGAATCCCGTGCCGATGAGCGGGTAGCCCCATTGGTCGCCCTCGCGCTGCGAGGTACGACCGCCGGCCACGGGAACCGCGTTCCCGATGGCGCGGCTTTCGGGATAGGTATGCTCCGTGAAGCTCCACTCGTTGAACGTGCCGCTCTTGAGCGTCCCGACCTTGGCGAGAAACGGCGGCTGGTTGACGAGGCTACCCAGGCCGACGCGCGCGCTCGGCTGCTCGAGCGCTTCGATGCGGTCCATGATCTCGTTCAGCAGGCTGAACGTGAGATTGCCCGTACGGCCGCTGGTGAAACGCGTGAACGCCATAGGTCAGTCGCTGAGGATGTAATACTGAAGGTCGACCGCCGCGGTGTTCGCCAGCGCGTACGGCGCGTTCGTGCCGAGACGCAGGATGCACGACTCGCCCGCCTTGAGCTTGACGAACGGATAGAACGTCGCGGAGACAAGCACGCCGACCTCGACGTAGTTGGCCGTCGCCGTATTGCGGAAGAACGCCCAGCCGGCTGTACCCGTGTCTCCGACCGCGACGGCCTCGGCGCTCGTCCCGATGCTCTGAATGCCTCCGCAGCCGCGCTTGCCGGTCATGGTGATCGACTGCGTTCCTGGCTCCTCCTTGTGGACGAGGAAGCCGTTCTCAACGAGAAGACGGAGGTTGATCGTGATTTCGTTCGCCATCAGAAGTTCTCGGAGATCAGGTTGAAGTTCGTCGTCGTCGGGTAGGGCTGAATCCAGCGGACGGAAATCGCGCGCGGATACGTCTGCGTCGGGTCGACCTCTGGCTGGCGCTGCGAGTTGAGCCGCGGCTGCTGGGCCATATGGTAGAACTGGTCGTAAAGGAACCGATGCGTGAGGCTGAACGCCGTGAGCGTCACGCGTCGCGCGCTCGCGCCTTCATAGAGCAGCGTTCCCGTAGCCGCGCCGAAGAACGGAGAGGAGTTGCGCGTGCCGACCGCGCTGCGCGCTCGAGCCGTTGCGGCCTGTACGTCGGAGACAGCAATCGTTTCTTCGATGACGAGCCGATGCTGCTGGACGAGGACAGACATAGGCACGCCAGCCGCGTCGATCGGAGTTCCCGCACAGTCTGTAGTCGCGTTCGGCGCGCCTCCGAAGAGAGATAGATTCGGCTGCGTCCTGTAGAAGTCCTTGAACTGCGCGCCGTATTCCATCGACAGCTGGATATACCCAGGCTCGGTCGGCAGGATCTCAGGCGGCGGCGTTCCGCCTCCTCCGCTCTGGTAGGTGAACTCCACCCGCCAGACGTTGTTTGAGTTGGCGATGATCTCGATTTCGTAGCTGACGGCGTAGACATCCGTTTCGCCTGGAAATACGTCACCGATGTCGGGCAGCCCAGCCGTACCGAATGCGATGCCAGACGGCTCCGAGATCGCCGTCGTGTCGTCGAATACATGGAACACGCGCGTTCCGCGGACGGATCCGCCACCCGTGCCGAGCCGCCGGCTCTCCTCTGATTCAAAGACGACGAGCGCCATTAGATCGGGCCTCCCTGCGTAGCGAGTTCATTCGCCTTGGATCGAATGAGCTGGACTTCGCGTAGCAGCTGGCTATCCACCTGCTTCTTCTCCGCGTCGGTGTACGCGGAGAATCGGAACGCGCCGAACGAGGTCTGCATCGTCCCCGTCTCCTGCGCGATCGCCATCCGCTGGTTCTCAAGTCCCTCGATCTGCTCCGCGGAGTCCTCGAGCGCCTTGCTGACATTTTTGGCCATCTCCTCTCCAACTGACGCCGCGAGATCGTTCATCATCTCGATCTCGTCGAGGATGTCGGCCTGCGCCTGCGCGGCGGCCTTGTCGTCGGCCTCCTTGCGCTTGGCGACCTCGTCGTCGAAGCGCTTCTGGTAGGCGGCTGCTTCCTTCTCCGACGCGGTGCGGCGCGTGCGCTCAATCGACGCGGCCTCCAGCTTGGCGAGTTCGCGGATAGCCGCTTCCTCTGCCTTGAACCGCTCGCGCGCTTCCTTCTGGTTCTGACGGTCGCCAAGTTCCGCAAGCTCGCGTTCCTGCGCCGCGCGCATCGCGGCCAGGTCGCCTTCCAGCTTCTCCGCGGCGGCGCGCTTCTTCGCCTCTGCCTCGCGGTTGATCGCCTCTACGACGTTGCCTTCGGCGCGAAGCCTGTCGATCTCGTCGCGCTCGCGCGCCGATGTCAGGCTCGCTTGCAGCTGCTCGGGACGGTCCAGCCGCTCGCCGAGGAACTTCAGCCGAAGTTTCTGCGCGCGCTGCTCGGCCTCCATGTCAAGCTCTGCGAGCGCCTTGCCTGCCTCGTCGCTGATGATGTCGCCAATGGACTTGCCGATGCCGTAGAAGATGCCGACGACGGGAATCCGCTCGAGCGCCTGCGTAATGCCCTCTGCCCATGTACCGCCGTCCGCGACGGTGCGAAGCACGCCGTTGAGGGCGTTGGCGATCGACAGCGCGCCGGCCGCCTTGGTCAGCTTCATGCCCATGTCGTTCGCGGCCTGGTCGATGTATCTCCGCGCGTGACCTTCAAAGCCCTTGCCGAACTTGTCGCCGGCGGCATCGCCGTGCGCCTGCGACTTGGAGACGACATCAGCGAGCTGCCCATCGAGAGCAGCGTAGTTCGCAATCACGGAGATTTCGATTTCGCCGGCCTTCATCGCCTCGCGGCCTCCTCGACGTAGCGTCTATGCCACGGCCTCTCATCGACCGAGCCACCGTTCGCCGCTAGTGCGAGGTGGCGGTCGAACTCCGCGACCGTCATGTCGAGCGGGTTCCCGAGCCCTGGCGCGGATCGCGC